TGGAGCAACAGTTCTGCGTGAAGCGGGTCAGGGGAGGAATCCAGCAGCCCTAAGCGATTTGAATTGTGTGCTCTTTTTTCGTACAATTTAAAAACCCTTTAATATCAACACTTTAAAGGGTTTTTGTTTGTCTTATATGATAAAAAGGGGCAGGCGAGGGGCATAATTTATAGTTTTATCTTTTCTAACTTACTAGATATGTCTGATACCATTTTTTGAGTGACATGGGAATAAATCTCTAGTGTGGTCTTTGAGTCACTATGTCCTACTCTATCCATGATGGCAGTCAAAGGAATGCCTAGCTCAGCAAGTAGGGATATGTGAGAATGTCTAAATGTATGTGTAGTTATATTTTTTTCTATGCCGATTTTTTGACCATGTCTTTTCAATGCACAAATAATCCTGGCATTTGTTATTGGTTCTCCTAGAGTATTGATGAAAATAAAATCTGTATCAAATCCATTTGTCGCATTCTCTATTATTTGCTCTTTGATAATATCTAACACTTTTTGAGGTGCTGTTATAACCCTATCGGACTTGATTGTCTTTGGTGTAGTTCTCTCTTTTTGTCTGAAATCGTATGTATGCTTGATGTGAATAATCTTTTTAGAAAAATCTATATCCTCCTTGTAGTTTAAGGCTGCCAGTTCTCCATACCTCATGCCAGTAAGAAAAAGAACTTTAGCTATTCGGATATACTTTGTAATTCGATAATCACATAGGGCCTCGTCTTTTAAATTTTGGATGAATAACTTAAACTCTTTTTGGTCTAAGTATTTTGTGTTTTTCTTCCTGAGTTCGTCGGATGTAATTACTTTTCTAGGCGTTTCAACAAATAGCATTTCATTTGTATCAATATAATTCATTCTGATAGCGAATTTCATTATCTGATTGAGCTTGAACTTGATTTTAGAAACATAGTTATGAGATCTCCCGTCTTGTAATAGTTGATCTATTACTTTTTGTAATAAACGTCTATCAATATTTCTAACTAGGTAGTCGCCCTCTATCTGCTTTAAAATCTCTTTTTTTACATTTTTTGAAGCATAGACTGTTGAATTTTTAACACCGTGTTTCCAATTCTCCTCGAATTCCTCATATAGTTTTTCAAAAGTTATATCAGAAACAAAATGTTGTTTTTCTCCTAACTTTTGTTTTATCTTTTCCTGCAGCAAGATAGCAGCTTGATTTCTTGCCTGAGGAGTTTTCTTCTCCATGGTCACTGAAACTTTTTTTAATTTCTCAGTATATGGATCTTTATATCGCTCAAAAAATTTGTATTTTCCGTTGGGAAGTTCTTCCATCCACATTGCGTTTACCTCACTTTTTTGTTAAAATGGGTATAAGAAAACGACCTTTTGAATGGTTGTTTCTTATACGTAAGTTCCTCACACTCAGAGTCGCCAAACTTTGCGAGTGTGGTTTTTTTTATTTACGAATTATGAACGATAACGTCCAATGCTCCCATGATTCGCTGAGCGTTTTCGACTGCTTCTTTGTACTCTTTCGAAGTGTTCTTTACTGGTTTTCTAATCAAGTCAATAAATACGACTGGTTTGGTGAAGTCGTTTGAGGTCACACGGACTGTCATGTTCAAAATTTTAGAAGTTGATTTTCTTTTTGCTACAATACCGCCTGCGACAGCGCCAATCGCACCAAACATAGCGCCTGCAATCAATGCTTGACCAACTCCTCCAGAAACAACCGTTTGATTATTGATAATCAATTCATACGATACTAAATCCTCAAATGAATACCAATCTGTGTCATTCTTATCTTTCTTAACCAAGGACGGTATCAAAGACAATCCCATCGTTCCCATTGCAAGCCCTGCTTTTAACGAGCCTTTAATTGCTCCTCCGACCAATCCTGAAGAGTCTTTTGCTTTTTGAGCTCCATGAATACGATAGGTACGGTTATATCTATCAATTTCAAGTGGACCTACTTTGTCCGTCCGTCTACTTCTTGCAGCAGGAGTAGGAGAGACTGGTTTTGTAGTTGTTTGAGGTTGTTCAGTCGGTTCTTGGTTAGCGATAGAATAACCGCAATTTGGACAGAACTTGTATCCTTCTACTGGATTGCCACATTCAGGACAAAATTTCATAATAACCTCCAAAATAATAACTATTTAGAATCCTTTATGCTCTTTTTTCTACCCATAGCCGACGAGGTTATGGGTTTTTATTTTTCTCAATACCTCGCCACAATGCACCAGCTATCACATCTGCTTTTAACATTACACGTCAATATCATAATATTGTTGTAAGGTATTGTTCCCTTGTTTGTATTTTGTAACGAGGTCAATAGCTACTCGTCGTTGCTGTTGATCGTCCAATAAATATTCATCATAGCTCAATATCCGATAATGAACAAAATCAACTAATCGATTAAAAAGGGCATTATCGCTGATTGTATTTGCTTGTTTAATTTGCTCGTATGAGTGCTTGTTTTTGAGGTGCCAGACCATGCGCTCATTATTGATGTAAAAGAGAGAGGCCATGGTGTTAGCTTCTATCTCTAGCGGATTGCTCTGGTAGTTGTTAGCGCAAGCGAGGGCGACCTCATCAGAACGACCCGTGCTAAAATGGGCTGCAATATGGGCTAATTCATGCAAAATGGTAAAGATAACTCGTCTTTTGATATGTGTTTGATTGATATAAACAAGGTACTTTTCTTTTTCTTTGCTATAAATGGTAAAGCCGTCATTGTGTTTACAGATGATATCATCCAAGTAGGTAACATCTGGATTATTGACAAGCCCTCGATATCTAATGTATTCAGACCCAAGTAGACCAGCTGAAGGAAGCATAGGAAACGGGTCCTTTTCAAAGAAGATAAAATGAAGGTTGTAAGTCTGTTCAAAGTAACGGATAATGTGCTGAAAAGTAACTTGTTCAAGTGGAATATTATTCTGTCGAGACACTGCTTCAATCACCGGGACGGCGTAATCCCAGTGTCGGATGTACTGTCTACGTGAAATAATTTTTCTAGCCATAATTACCTCCACTTACTGTCATCGTCCATCAGGGTTTTAGCAGTTACCATCAAGCTTTCAATCGCCTTGTTAAAACGAGCCTTTTCTTCCTCGGTCATGTTCTGGGTCTGATTTCTGAACGCTGCGACTAATTCAGTCTCAGCTGGACCAAGATACTTATTTGTCTTGTCATCGCTCGCTATTGCTGGGTTATCTGTACGACCAAGCAGATAGTCGGTAGACACATTGAAGTAGTCGGCGATTTCTGAAATTCGTTCAGTGGACGGTTTTGAATTTTTTAGATTATAAATAGTATTTCTACTATAACCAAGTTTTTCTTCCAATAAATTTATTGAAAGGCCTTGCTTTTTGGCAAGTTCTTTTATTCTGTCAAATGTCTGAAACATTGATTTATCAACCTTTCTAAGAACATGACAAAAAATATTTAATATTTCTCATTAAAATGCTTGACAAAGTTAATGCTAAGTATTAAAATAGTTTTTGTAAGTTAGTGAGTTAGTAAAAAACGAAGTAAAAACTTATCTAAAAATAATAGCTTTGGCGAGCGAGAGAATTGATAGATATTGTTTTATCAAGGTTTTTAATTATGCTTTCATTTTAATACTATACATTAATTTTGTCAAGTAATTTATAAAATAATTTACTAACTCATTTTCTTACTTTTAAAGAAAGGAGGGAGACGAATGTCGAAAAATGAAGCTCCTCTAATATCTTTAGAGAATCTAAAAAACGATATTCAAAGTTTTGTTGAGAAGGTCGCTGATGAAGCTATTCAACAATCTGAGACATATTCGCAAGCAATTTTGCTAGTTTCGAAAAACACTAGTTTTTCAGAGCATGGCTTAGCAATGACAAAAGCTATCCAAGACGAAATCACGAAGCGCGCCTTGAATAGCCGTGTGTAAAAATTATATCGCTTCGATTTTCACAATTGAAGTAGAAGCGTAGATGGTTGATGGTTTTTCAACATCAAAGAAAAACGGAGCGTTTGCTACTATTTCTAAAAAACTTGGAACCAAACCATCGTGATGATGATACCAAAGTCCGCTAAGTTCACCTAATGAAACTGAGTTGTTTGAAGTTTTCCAAGTTTGAAAAGTTTGTTCTTCATGGAAAATAGCTTCGGTACCATCTGAAAAAGTAACTTTTATTCTATGCATATAATCCTCCTTTCTAGTTTTATTATAGCAGAAAGCGAGGAGAGAAAAAGAAAAGAAAGGAGAGAAATATGCCAAATATGGATGGTGGACGTCAAAAAATCAGAGATTATCTGAAAGAGCATAATTTGACGATGGCAACGCTAGCAGTACAGTATAGCATGGCTCGTCAAGATGTAACTAATATCCTGAATGGTAAGCTGAAAAATCCACAAGCAAATCAGTTCATTGCTCGGGTTATTGAAGATTTTAAAATTCGGTAACGCAAAAAGCACCTAACAGAAGTCAGGCGCTAATCAAAATAACTAACTGAATTATATCACGAAAGGAGCAAAAATGGAAGCAGTTGAAATTGTAAGAATTAAAGATGTGATCATTGAAAAAGTTTCAGCCAATGATGAAGAATTGGAACACATCTTTGGATGCTCAAAGCGACAAGCGGGAGACATGAGACGAGAGATGAAAAAGCTACCTAGCCAACAGAAACATCTTAGGAATGATGGTCAGCTCGTCACAATCAAAGGCTTTGACGAATATCTGCAATATCGTGGAACTCGAACTTGGAAGAAAGAAATGGTGAAAAGCAAGAAAATGAGGTCAGTCGGATGAACCTACTAGCAAGAATTAAAAACTACTTTTCGGAAGAGGTCGAAGAAACCAATCTGGACTGGAGAGTGGTCGCTCTGGATCTCAATCAATCACTGATTGAAACACAAGAAAAACTTCAAAATGCCAATCAGCGTATTGCTGATCTTGAAAACATGGTGGCAATCTATAAAGAAAAGGAAAACTCAAAATGATGGAATACCTTTATTTCGTGACAATCGTCGGAATCGGGCTCTGGTCTCTAGTAAATAGGCTGGATGAACACGCTGAAATGAAGCAGAAAGAGCGTCAGCTGATAGCTAACAATGTCGCACGCATGAATCTGAGAAATTCAGACAAACAATTTACTTATGATGTAGAGCCACCTGTGGGACTCGCAAAAGGTGTAGAAGAAGGAGTTTAAAATGGTAACAATCAATAAACTAGAAATCGAAAACGTCAAGCGCGTGAAGGCGGTCGAACTAGAGCCGTCAGCGACTGGCTTGACAATCGTGGGTGGAAATAACAATCAGGGGAAAACAAGCGTACTGGACGCGATTGCTTGGGCGTTGGGTGGTAACAAGTACAAGCCTAGCCAAGCTCAGAGAGAAGGCAGTACAATCCCTCCTAGTCTTAAAATCACGCTATCAAACGGATTGATTGTGGAGCGTAGTGGTAAGAACAGCACACTCAAAGTGATTGATCCAAGCGGTAATAAAGCAGGACAAAACTTGCTGGATAGCTTCGTTGAGGAGCTGGCTATCAACTTGCCAAAATTCATGGAGCAGACTAGCAAAGAGAAAGCTAAAACTCTGTTGCAGATTATTGGAGTTGGTCCTCAATTGGCTGAATTGGAATTGCAGGAAAAGACCAAGTATGACGAACGCCATGCAATCGGTGTGATTGCTGACCAAAAGGAGAAGTTCGCAAAAGAACAGCCGTACTATCCAGATGCACCGAAAGAGCTAGTCTCTATCTCTGAACTTATCCAACAACAACAAGCTATCCTTACCAAGAATGGCGAGAATGCTCGTAAGCGCCAGAACTTGGTATCTATCCAAAATCAACATGACTCAGCGACTGCAGAAGTTGAACGACTGGAACAATTGCTGGCTGATGCGAGAACAAAAGAAGAACAATTGGCTCAGGATTTGGCTATCGCGAATACCGATGCCATGGACCTTCTCGATGAATCAACTGAAGAAATCGAAAAGAGCATCGCAGAGATTGACGAAATCAATCGTAAAGTGCGTGCTAATCTGGACAAGGATAAAGCCGAAGAAGATGCTAAGGGTTATCGCGAGCAATACAAGGAACTTGATAATGTGATTGATGATATCCGTAAGCAAAAAACAGACTTGCTCACCAATGCAGATTTACCGTTGCCAGGCTTATCCGTGGATGATGGAGAATTGCTCTATCTTGGCCAGAGATGGGACAACATGTCTGGTAGTCAGCAGCTGCAAGTTGCGACCGCAATCGTGCGTAAATTGAAGCCAGAATGTGGATTCGTGCTAATTGATAAGCTGGAGCAAATGGATCAGCAGACCTTGCAAGAATTTGGCGCATGGCTTGAGCAAGAAGGCTTGCAAGCAATCGCGACTAGAGTATCAACAGGAGACGAATGTAGCATCCTGATTGAAGACGGGTATAGCGTGAAGCCGGTAGAATTCGCAAGCGCCGCTCAACAAGGACACGCTGAAACAGTCGCACCAACTTGGCAAGGTGGATTTTAAAAACTAAAGGAGAACAACCATGAAAAAAACAGAAACTTTTATCGTATTACGTAACAGAAAAACAGGTAGCTTTTTATTGAAATACAAAAGCAAAGAACACACTCTTGCTTATTCAGCAGAATATACAAAAGAATTGAAACATGCTGCTAAAAATGAAGTTGAAGCGACAAAAATACAAATTGAAGATTTTACAAAACTAGCGAATGCATTAAATTGTGAATTGCTCGAAGTGACTGCAACGTATGAGCTCAAAACACTTGACGGTGAAGAACCGGAAGAATTGATTAAAGAAACTGAAACATCGAGTGAAGAAGAATTTAAAAGATTCTTAAAAATGTTAGAAGCTGGGATGGAGGATGACTAAACATGCAAATCACAAGAGGAAAACGGGCGCGAGCTCAAAAGGTAGTTATCTACGGTCCAGAAGGGATTGGGAAATCTAGTTTTGCTGCTGAATTTCCAAATGCTGTCTTCATCGATACAGAAGGTTCGACAGATAACATGGATGTGGCTAGATTAGACAAGCCGACCAGCTGGACCATGCTGATCAATGAGATTGCTTTTATCAAGGCGAATCCTACCGAATGTGGCACATTGGTCATTGACACAATCGACTGGGCGGAAGCTTTGGCAGTTAATTACATCTGTTCGCAACACGGTAAGCAAGGGATTGAGGATTTTGGCTGGGGCAAGGGGTACACCTTTGTACAAGAAGAAATGGGACGTTTCTTAAATAGTCTGTCTGACTTGGTTGATATGGGTATCAACGTGGTATTGACTGCGCACGCTCAGATTAAGAAATTCGAGCAACCGGACGAGATGGGTTCTTATGACAGATATGAGCTCAAACTTGGTAAGAAGACAAGTTCCCAAACTGCACCGCTGGTAAAAGAGTGGGCAGACATGGTTCTATTTGCCAATTACAAAACCTTAGTCATGACGGCCGAGAACGGCAAGAAGAAGGCGCAGGGCGGTGAACGTGTGATGTATACCAATCATCGCCCAGCATGGGACGCCAAGAACCGACATGGATTACCTGATAAATTACCGTTCCATTATGCAGGGATTGCTCATATCTTTGCGAATCAGCAAGTGCATACACAACAGCCACAACCACAGACAGTCGCTCCAGAACCTCAGCAGGCTGTTCAGCAAGCCTCTGAGCAAGTTCAAGAAGAATTGCCTCTTGATATGTCACAGGTGGCTGAAAAGCCTCAAAATGAAGCTCCTAGCACGCCGCAGACACCACCTAAACAATATCATGCAAGTTTGCCAAAGAGTTTGACAGACCTCATGACACAAGGAAACGTGACAGAAGAAGAACTTCAAAAAGTCGCTTACATCCGTGGACACTTCCCGTTAGGAACGCCAATCGAAAACTTCCCGCCTGATTATTGGGATATGATTGTTGCACACTGGCAGGCGACTATGGAAGTTATTCAAAACCAAGTGCGAGCAGATCCTGAGCTGCCCTTCTAGATGTAGATTCTGGGAATTAGAAATCATAGCAAAATATAATAAGGAGTATCTATGAAAGATAAAACTATTAAAATCGATTTGTCAAAAATTGCAAATACAGCCTTACAAGAAAAGGTTGACAAAGAACTTGAAAAAGTCCTTGAGAATATTCTGGATCTCAATACAGAAGCTAAAGCGACTCGCAAGGTTACTATCATACTAACGATGTCAACAGACGATGAACGTACTGTCGTAAAAACAGGTATGGAAGTCAAATCTACTTTAGCACCGCAGAAAGGTGTTGCAACAACTGTCATTGTCGGTCGCGACGACACTGGTAAAATTCACGCAAATGAGCTCAAGAGCGGCATCCCAGGTCAGACTTACTTTGATGACAACGGAGATATGAGAACCGACACTGGCGAACTCGTCGAAGAAGTAGAACAACAAAGCACAAATATTATTGATTACAACAAAAAGAAAGCAGGTAACTAACCATGACAGAAAATCTCAAAGAAGCATTATCTTACACAGTCGAACTAGCGGGTAAAGAAAAGAAAATCATTCGATCAGAGACAGGGAAGGAATATTTTGACAGCAATGAATATGACTTACAGGAACTTAACCCTCGTAAGTACGCACCTATTCTCGAACTTCAGACACTCAAGAGTCTTGTTGACTACCTCAAATCAGATAACGATCTCATCAGTGATCGTAAACTTTTAGTTGTCGTGGACAGTTACCAAAAAGTATCTGTATATAATCAAGTTGATTTTGAAAATGGTAAACGTCCTCAGCTCGTGTCTGTAAGAGCATCTGTCCCAGTTATTCCGTTCAGTAATTGGCGCGACCAGGAAGAATTCAATATTATGCTGCAGTCTATGTTTATCGATGATGCAGACCGTAATTTGGTTTTGGATTTTGCTAGCCATTTGAAAATCGAAAAAGGTGCAGAAGTACAGGACAATGGCATCAGTCAAATGGCTACGGTTCGCGATGGTGTAGCAAGCCTAGCACAAGCTAAAACTCCAAATCCAGTAACCTTGCGACCATATCGTACTTTCAACGAAGTGGAACAACCAGCAAGTCAATTCGTCTTCCGCATCAACAAATTGGCAAATCTTGCGCTCTTTGAAGCAGATGGTGGTAAATGGAAATTAGAAGCCGTCGAAAGCATCGCAAATTATTTAAAAAATGAACTTGCTAGCAACAAAAAAATTACTATTTTAGCTTAAAGGAGAAATCAACATGACACAACAACAATACAACAACTTTGATCACGAAATTGGCTGGGAAGATACGATTGAAAAAGACTCGGATTTCGTCCTTTTGCCTGATGGGTTGTACTATTTTACAGTCGTTGGCATGGAACGCACACGACACACACCAAATCCGCAAAATCCCGGCAAATTGCCAGCATGTAACAAGGCTATCGTTAGCATCAAAATCGTCGCTAACGAAGGCGAAACCGAACTGCGCCACAACCTATTCTTGCATAGCACAACTGAAGGAATGTTATCTGCTTTCTTTGCTGCAATTGGCCAAAAGAAAAAAGGCGAACCGCTTCGCATGAACTGGAATACCATCATTGGCGCAACTGGTGTATGTAAGGTTGGAACCCGACAATATAACGGAAATAATTACAATGAAGTCAAATCCATGCTCTATCCCGAAGATGTAGATTATACGAAAGTATTGAACCAACCACAAGGACAAGCTGGATACCAAGCTGGTCAATTCTAGGAGGTAAGGGATGCAATTAAGACCTTATCAACAGGAAGCACGGGAGGCTGTTCAAGCTGAATGGGCTAAAGGT